AAACATTACCCGGAACAATTCTGTACAGATTATGAAGCAGATAAAATGATTGCAGCTATAGCTCCAGAGGTGGTAGAAAAGCTAATGAAAGTTGGCAAGGATATGAAAGTTGGTGAACTTTAAATACAAACCTGATGGAGAAGTATGCAAGTCTTTTATGAAAGATGATACTTTTTTTAGGGGAATCAGAGGCCCTGTAGGTTCGGGCAAATCAGTTGCTTGTTCTGTAGAAGTATTCAGAAGAGCATTAATGCAGGAGAAATCACCAGATGGCAAACGTAAAAGCCGATGGGCTATCATCAGAAACACAAATCCTCAGCTTCGTACTACCACGATTAAGACTTGGTTGGACTGGTTTCCAGAAGAAGATTGGGGTAGGTTTTCTTGGTCAGTACCATATACGCATAAAATTACCAAGAGTGACTTGGAGTTGGAAGTTATATTCCTTGCACTCGACAGACCTGAAGACGTAAAGAAACTTCTTTCATTAGAACTAACTGGCATATGGATTAATGAGGCTAGGGAAATACCCAAGTCAATTATTGATGCATGTACTATGCGTGTGGGTAGATATCCATCTATGAGGGATGGAGGCCCTACTTGGACTGGGGTGATTGCAGATACTAACGCACCGGAAGAAGATCACTGGTGGCCGATCATGGCAGGTGAAGTTCCTATACCCGATCACATAAGTTCTGAAGAATCTAGGATGCTAGTGAAACCGGATAACTGGAAGTTCTATACCCAACCATCAGCTATGATTGAAGAAAAAGATGATGAGGGATTGGTTTTAAAATATATTCCTAATCCAAAGGCTGAGAATAAAAAGAACATGATGCAGAGTTATTATCCTAACTTGATACAGGGTAAGACTAAGAGTTGGATAGATGTTTATGTAATGAATAGACTAGGACATATCCAAGACGGCAAGCCAGTATATAATATGTTCAGAGCCGATGTGCATGTGTCGAAAGAAGAAATACCAGTCGCTGATGGTCAGCCTTTATTTATAGGTTTAGATTTTGGATTGACACCTGCTGCAGTCTTTGGTCAAAAGGTCAGAGGTCGTTGGTTGATATTGCAGGAGATAGTTGCCTTTGATATGGGTATTGTTCGTTTTGCTGAATTGCTTCGAGCAGAGATAGCAACACGTTATGCAAACTGTGATGTAAATATATTTGGTGATCCGGCAGGTGACTTTAGGGCACAGACTGATGAGAGTACTCCATTTCAAATATTAAGAGGTGCAGGACTTAGAGCTAGACCTACGCATAGTAATGATGTAGCCTTGAGACTTGAAGCTGTATCGCAACCATTACAACGAATGGTTGATGGGCAGTCAGGAGTATTAGTAGACTTTAGATGTAAAGAACTTATTAAAGGTTTTGAAGGTGGCTATCACTATAGAAGAATGCAGGTATCTGGCGAAAGATATGAAGACAAACCATCTAAGGATAGATTCTCTCACATACATGATGCATTGCAGTATCTTATGTTAGGGTCAGGTGAGGGCAGGCAAGTGATGGGTCAGTTCAAAACAGTCAAGGCATTTAATGCAAAAAGAGATTTTGATGTATTTAATAGGCAACCTAAACAACAAAGACGACAAGGTCTTTGGGCAAGGTTATAGCATTTGTACGTTGCATAATTATAATCTTATAGTTATGGCTAAAAGAAAAGGAGTTTAATATGTGTCTTGGAGGCAGCCCTAAAACACCTGCACCTGATCCTCAAGTAGAGATGGAAAGAGAATCAGAGAAAGCTAAAGAGCAAGCAAAAACTACAGAAATGAAACAGGAAGCTTTAGAAGAAACTGTTTCAAGAAAACGCAGAGGTACTGGTAGACGTTCATTGCTTTCCGGCTCAGGTGGTGGCATAGGTTTTTATAACAGGTATTCATAATGCATGATTTAGCCCAAGGCTATATGGCTAAGTATGAAAAGGCCAAATCAATCAGGCGAGAGTTTGAAGAACTCTACGATGAAATATTTGAATATTGTCTACCACAAAGGCAAGGCTTCAAGAACTATACTCCCGGCCAAAGAAGAGACGATAGAATATTTGATGAGACGGCTGTTGTTGGTGTGCAAGAGTTTGCATCACGACTACAGTCAGGCTTAGTTCCTAACTTTGCTAGATGGGCAGACTTTGTTGCAGGTGGTGAAGTTCCACCGGAAGAAGCTGATGAGATTAACAACAAGCTTGATGAAGTAACTAATTATGTATTTGAAATAATACAAACATCAAACTTTGCACAAGAGATACATGAATGTTTTATAGACCTTGCTTTAGGTACGGCAGTTCTTGCTGTTACTGAGGGTGATGCTGTAAATCCAATACGATTTCATTCTATACCATTGCCACATGTTGTGTTGGATGTAGGCCCTGATGGTAGAGTTGATCATGTCTATAGAGAACGTGATTTAAAATATTCTGATTTACCTATAGCATATCCTAGAGGTGCTTTTACAGAACAGACATTAGATAAGATTGCTAAGTATCCTGATAGTAAATGTAAAATACTAGAGGTATCCTGCAAGCTTTATGACAAGCCTAATGAAGAACGATATAGCTATATGGTTATAGAGATGGGAGATAAGAAGCTTATACTTAATGAACAGTATTCTGGTATAGGCTCTAATCCATTTATAGCTTTTAGATGGAGCAAAGCCAGTGGTGAGGTTTATGGCAGAGGCCCTGCAGTAAATGCATTAAGTGCAATTAAATCTGCTAACCTTACAATAGAATTAGTTCTTGAGAATGCACAGATGGCTATATCTGGTATCTATCAGATGGATGATGATGGTGTTGTGAACGTAGACACAATCAATTTAGTACCCGGCACAGTTATTCCTAAAGCTCCAAACTCACAAGGATTGCAACCAATAAGAGCAGCAGGCAACTTTGATGTTGCTAACTTGGTTCTTAATGATATGAGAAATAATATTAAACGTGCATTGTATAATGATATGTTAGGTGATCCTAACAAAACACCTGCATCTGCTACAGAGGTTGCAGAACGTATGGCTGATCTCTCAAGAAAGATTGGTTCTGCATTTGGCAGACTGCAAGCTGAGATGGTTCAGCCAGTATTGCAACGTGTAATTTATTTATTAACAAAGCAAGGTAGGATAGAAATCCCTACAGTTAATGGTAGACAGGTAAAAATTAAAAGTGTTTCTCCACTGGCACAGGCACAATCAAATCAAGATATTGTTTCCCTAGATAGATTTTTAGAAATGGTGGCAGGTCGTTTTGGCCCTGAGGTGATCAACCTCCTAGTCTCTTCAGAAGAAACGGCTATCTATCTAGCCAAGAAGTTTGGTGTGCCAGATCAATTAATCCGTGACGTTGGTGAGAGACAACGCATGGTACAAATGGCTCAACAAATGCAACAACAAACAGGAATAGACCCGAATGCAAACCCAAGCATCCAAGCACTTGGGGGTTGATGGATACCCTCGTAATAAAGATCAAGACGAAAAAATATCATTAGATTTAGCAAGTGCCTTCAATACTCCAAGTGGCATAGCTACAATGCAATATCTGAAGTCCATAACTATAGAAGCTATTACTGGTTCTAATATTACAAATGAAGAACTACGGCATCTTGAAGGGCAAAGATATCTAGTGGCATTAATTGCCAAACGTATACAACATGCAGAGAGGATAAATCATGGAAGAGCAAGTAGAGCAAACAGCAAGTGAAGCACCGGTAGAAGCACCGGTTGAACAAACGGCTCAGGAAAGACCTGAGTGGTTACCTGAAAAGTTTCAAACACCTGAAGATTTACGGAAGTCATATGATGAACTTTCTAGTAAATTAGGTAAAGGTGAAGAAGAATTACGCAAATCTATTATGGAAGAAATAGAGACAGATGCATTTTCTCAACGGCCTGCTTCTGTAGGCGAGTATGTTTTACCTGAGATATTAGATGAAGAGGCTGCAGTTGATAACGAGCTTCTTGATTGGTGGTCTAACTATTCATGGGAAAATGGTTTAAGCCAAGATG